ACACCCGGACAAATCAAAACGCTTACAGACATGTGCAAAGAGCGCGGCCTAGATTTTGATCCGGCGGCACCTATGACATACTCAGAAGCTAAAGAGATGTTCCTAGCAATCAAACCACTACCAAAGGCCAAACCATGAACCCCGACGACATGACCCCCGAGCAAGCCGTATGGGCTTATAGCAGCATGCTCCACGACAGCCGGCAAGAGCGCGATAGCCTACGACGTGAAATAAACATAATCATTCAGCAATACACAGAAATGACCATAGAGCGCAACCGCTGGAAACAACTATGCGAACTATTCGAAGAGCATTACCAATGCAATTTATGCGAACCGGCTTGTGCAACATACCTAATTGGTTGCATGAACCCATTACACGCAATCCACGACGCACTATGGGGCACCCAATACGGCGACAGGCAAGCAAATGCCGAATAACTACGCCGGCATGTCGGAAGCCGCATTCTTAAAGCAAGTTTGTGCAATTGCCAAGCTGCGCGGCTGGTTGATCTACCACGCCAAACCGGCACAAGTCGGGGAGCGTTGGGCTACACACTTCCAAGGAGATGCCGGCTTTCCCGACCTAGTGCTAAGCCACCCAACTGGCGGCCTTGTCTTCGCTGAGCTTAAAGCCGGCCGTAACAAACAAAGTGAAGCCCAATTACGTTGGCAACGCTATTTGTTAGAAGCCGAATACGAATGCTATTGCTGGTATCCAAAAGACTTAGACGCCGTAATAGCGCGATTGTCGGACATATGAGCAAAGTACTAGTAACACTAGATTTAGAAGAATTAGAGTATTGCGCAATAAGCGGCGTACACCGAAACATACGGGCCATGAAAAAAGGCCGTAAACCCCGAGACAAAACGCCGTATCACAAACAAAATTGGTGGCAATCAAACATTACGGGCGTTATCGGTGAGTACGCGGTAGCTAAAGCAATGGGCGAACATTGGCAAGACTTGGAACAGGATCGCGGCGGATTCGACGTACTGAACTACCAAGTACGCGCATCAGAAAAAGACAACCCGAAACTAAGCCAACGTAACGGCGATGACCTAAACCACATATACATTCTGGCGCAAGTGTATAAAAACCGGGTACTAATCCACGGATGGGCAACCGGCTACGACGTACAACAGCGCGGCGCCCAAGAATACGGGGCCATTCGCCTGCCAAATATCTTACTTAATCCAATGTCTCAGCTAATACACCCGATTATCTACACTTCACAAGTAACCGAATATAAGGATTATGACCAATGAGCAAATTTAGCGAAACCGACCGCGCAGAGCTGCGCGCACTATTTACCCAACTGGCCGACTTACAGGCCGAAACCATCATAGGAGAACTGGCAGACACGCCAGCCGAATAGCTATGCCCCACAACTTAATAACACTCACGGCCGCGTATGGGTTTGCACTATGCCGGCATAACACACGGAAACGTGGGTAGTGCGCCATGCCCGTAGAGCTGGCGCGCAGCGTCTAAACGTCACAAATACGATTGGTGTCCGTCCTTAACTATGAAACATCCCGGCAGCCAGAGAGACATTCTCAAAGTGTGGGGGGACGTAGTGCAAAGACTCAACACACAACATGAGAGCAAGCGATAGCGCGCTAGCCCAAGCGAAGCGCGGGAGAGACAACTAAACAACATGACAACCACACACAACGGCAAACAAAGAGCAACAGCAGAATTCAAACGCAACCGCGCCAAACTCCTAGCCGACGAACCTCTATGCCATTGGTGCGGAATAGCGCGAGCAACCGAAGCCGACCATTTACAAGAGAGCGACGCCGGCGGATCGAATGAAATAACCAACATGGTTCCCGCCTGTAAGCCATGCAATGCAAGGCGCGGCCAGAGTTACCGCGTACGCAAAGAGCGCGAACAAAACGGCGTACTAGAGATCAACACACAGAAAACCACGGAGAGTAGCGGAAGTTTTTTTGCCGGCTCGGAACGGAAGCCCCCGCACGCTTCAAATCCTATATTTTACAAGGAAAACAGCGAACCGGCCGAAACTGGCCACGACCGGCCCCGATTAGAAACAACTACTAAGAGTGGTGGACAATCACACGCGGGCATCATTGGGGATTTCTCGGAGAAGGTTTTAGGCGTCACATTGCAACCGTGGCAACTTCGAATACTTCACGGAATGACAGAATTAGACGGTGCCGGCGACTTTGTTAACCGTGTCGGTTTGTGTTCCGTGGCGCGCCAAAATGGCAAGACAACCGCTATGGCAGCCTTGGTAGGCAGCTGGTTAGCTACGCAAGGTTTTGGCCGCGGCAAACCCCAAACGGTAATTACGTGTAGTCACCAATTAGATTTGTCCACATCGCTATTTAAGTATTTGGCGCCTATCTTGGCCGCTAAGTTCAACGCCAAGATTTCTTGGAGCTACGGCCGCATGAACTTGGAGATGCCGGACGGGAGCACGTGGCTAGTACGCGCCGCTACCCCCCAAGCTGGACACGGATATAGCGCCGACCTAATTTGCATCGACGAAGTGTGGAGCGTCTCAGAGGCCGCAATAGATGAAGGCCTTTTACCTTCTCAGCGCGCCCGAAAAAATCCACTCATGGCGATGTTCAGCACCGCGGGCACCCCGGAATCAAAAGCGTTATTACGCTGGCGGGAGCAAGGTATACGCGCCATAGATGCCGGCGATCACGGGCCGTTATATTTTGCTGAATTTTCACCAAGTAGCAATATTGACCCGATGACGCCAGAGGCTTGGAAGTACGCTAACCCGGCTTTAGGTCACACTTTGGAAATGCGCGTTATTGAAGCAGAAGCCAAAGCGCCAAACCGTAACGCGTTTCTACGCGGGTCGGTCAACGTTTGGACTAGCTCCCACTCTGGTTGGCTAGAAAATGGTATGTGGGAATCGTGCCTATATGACGGGGAAGTGCCACCGGGCGGCGTGTTAGCCATAGAGCAATCAATAGATGATGCCCGATACGTAGGCGTGCGTGCCGTACGGGTAGAAAATAAAACGGTTGTAACTACGGCTTTCGATGTGGACAACATGGCCGAAATGTGGGCGTGTGTCGACCGTGAAGCAGAGCGGGCCCCGCAGCTGCGTATCGCTATAGCGCAATCGTTAGAAAACCATTGCCCGCCAAAGCATGTACGCCGGCGTACTGTCGTCGGGTACCGCGAGCTTTTAAAATGGACGCTTGCCGTCCGGTCTCTCATTGTGGAAAACCGCATAGGTCAAACCGGGGAAAAGTTGTTAGCGGAACACGTCGAACGAAGCGTAATGATTAAGCACCAAGGCAGCGTTTCTATCAGCTCCACCCGTAGCCCGGGCCCAATAGAATTGGCGCGTTGCATGGTTTGGGCTGCCGCGTTGGAGTCGCGCCCAAGTTCCGCCGGCAAGCCTTTACTAGTTATTTCTAGGTAGTACACTCAGTTACGGACGGCCGGCCATTTCGTCGGGATTTGGTCGGCAATCCACAAATTTACATACAAGGAATGGCAAACTATCCATATGGCTTTATTTGGACGTAGCAAAATTGCAGCGGTTGGCACTTCGCAGGAGCCAGAGATAAAAGCCGCCGTAGGTTATGGCCGTGGCTCTAATGCCGGCGCGTCACAAATAAACAACTTTTACGCGTACACGAATGGTGAAATGCGGCAAATTGCTATGCGTGTCCCGACTATTTCACGTGCCCGCGATTTAATGGCTAGCGTTATTGGCTGTTTAAAATTAGAGATGTTCCGCGACATTTGGAACGGCGAAGAAATGGAACCCGTACCGTTAGCCCCCCGGGCGTGGCTATCCCGTATAGATCCAAGCGTTACAAACAACTTTATTCTCTCTTGGACATTTGATGATCTCTTTTTCTACGGCCGCGCATTTTGGTACATTAAATCTAGGACAGCCGATGGATATCCAAGTTCGTATGAGCGTTTACCGGCCGCGATGGTTACCACAATGGATCAGGCGGGCCCGGTGTGGTTTTCTCCTTCAAACCAAGTTTTATTTTCTGGTTTGCCTATCGAATCGGAAAACCTTATTCAGTTCCTTTCCCCCGTCCAAGGTTTGTTATATACATCTAGCGAAGCAATCACGACGGCGCTTAGGCTGGAAGACAGCGCACGACGTAATGCAGAAAGCGCGATCCCGGCCGGCGTTTTGCGGCAAATTTCTGGCGAACCTTTGAGCGGCCAAGAACTAGCCGATATGGCATCAGCGTTTAACCTTGCCCGCATGACAAACCAAACCGCCGCGCTAAACGAATGTTTAACCTATGAAGCCACTACAGCGACACCGGATAAAATGCTTTTAGTAGAGTCCCGCGACTTCCAAGCCCGCGAACTTTGCAGAGCGGCCAATATCCCAAACTACTTGGCCGGCATCGACCAAGGATCATACCAATACACCACATCACAAGGCGCCCGAGAGGATCTATATCTATTTGGGGCTAAGGCCTTTATAGATTGCATTTCTGAGACGCTTTCTAGCGACAACGTATTACCGCACGGAACTTACGTAAAATTCGACGTGGCGTCTTACTTGTCGGAAAGCTATTTAAACGAAATAGACGTAGACGTAGAAACCCCGATGCCAAGCCCAACCCGTAACCCAATGGACACACCCGAGGATGTATTAAATGATTAGGTTTACTCCAAGCTCATTTACTGTAGAAGCAGCAAAAGGCACCGCACCGAAGCGCACTATTTACGGTTTGGCGGCCCCGTATAATAAAGCCGCACGTACCAGTACAGGCCAAGAAGTTTTATTTTTGCCCGGTAGTTTGCCAGTTGACGGCCCCGCGCCAAAACTCATGCAATACCACGATTCTACAAAACCTATTGGCATTGTTACCGAGCGCGTAGAAACACCGGAAGGTGTCATGTTCGCGGCCCGCATTTCGGCTACAGCTGCCGGCGATGACGCGTTAACGCTTGCCCAAGACGGCGTACTAGATTCCGTCTCAGTTGGAGCAACCCCAACGGAATGGACAATGGTTGACGGAGTAATGCACGTTACCGCTAGTTATTGGTCGGAATTATCGATGGTCAGCGAAGGAGCATTCGCCGACGCGAAAATACACCAAATTGCTGCGCAATCTGATATAGGATTACCAGAGACGGAACCCGACGCCGAAGAAATCGAAAACGAAGAAACAACAGAAACCCAAGAGGAGTTAACCGTGTCGGAAAACCAAGCACCAGTAGTAGAGGCATCAACACCTACAGCTCCTTTGTGGGCAACTGCTAAACCCCAATTTAAGTTGCCAGCACCTAGCGAATACATTGCAGCAATGGCACAAGGCGGAAGCGTATTTGCTGAAATGAATGCACGCATCCACGCCGCTGCTCCAAACATCACCACGGCCGATACGCCCGGTATTCTTCCAGAAGTTATCACCGGCGGCGTGTTCGATTCGCTGAATCCTATTAGGCCTTTCGTCTCAGCAATCGGGACAAAAGCGATGCCGACAGCCGGCGCGACTTTCCGCCGTCCTAAAATTGTTACACGCCCAGTAGTGACAGAGCAGCCAACCGGCCAGCTAAATGCACTTGATCCGTCAACCGTCAGCGTGTCTAACTCTGATGTCAGCAAGCTCACGTTCGGTACATATGTCACCGTGTCCGAACAGGATCTTGATTGGAGCGATCCCGCATCAATTAACATTATCTTGGAGCAGTTGGCAATCGCCTACGGCCAAGCAACCGATAACTACGCGGTAGACCAGTTGGTAGCACAAACCACACAAACAGAAACGCTTGCGGCTTTTGATGGCAAAGACATTGTAGAAGCTATCTACGGCGCTGCCTTCCAAATCTCAAACACAAGCAACTACCTTCCTACACATTATTTTGTATCGCCAGTAACTTGGGCAAAATTGGGTATGGCAGTAGACAACCAAGATCGCCCCGTGTTCCCATTCGTTGGCGCTCCCGGACTTGGTGGATACAACGCAGCCGGCACACAATCGGCAACATCATGGAACGGCAACCCACTTGGTTTGTCTCTTGTAGTTGACAAAAACATGGCAGGCGGCACTACAACCGGCACACTTTCCGGCGTTGTCGGTCACGCTGCTGGCGCTGCTGCTGGTTTCGAATTCTACGAACAAATGAAAGGCGCGATCTCGGTAGACGTCCCAAGCACGCTTGGCCGCACTATCGCATTCCGCGGCTACGCAGCTGTCTTCATGGCAGATGCAACCAAGTTCGTTAAAATCGTCAACGCATAACCAGAGAGGCGGGCTACCGCCATGGCGGTTTTTACAATCACGCACAAGCAAATCGTAGATAACTACGGTGTTTTGCAACTGCTTACTAATGCGGTTATACAGCCCGGCGATAGTATTACGGTCGCGTCCGTTGATGCAACATTCAACGGTACGCGCACCGTTTACGCGTGCCCACAGTTCTATTTCTTGGGCATAGATGAGCAAGGCGATTTACTATTAAATACTGATTGGCCGATACCCAACCAAGTTTTATTTAGTCTCACCGCTGCCGACGTAGAACGTACCGCAACAACCGGCACGCTAACTTATTCGCCTACATGCCAATGGGTGACAGCTGCACAAATTGAAGACTGGTTAGGCATCGGAACCGCGAGCACTTTAGACGCGACATTCCTAACGCAATGCGCTTCAGCGGCAAACGCTTTTGCATTTCGCAGAAGGCAGGAATCCGGCTGGATTGATAACCCAAGCAGTAGCCCAAGTGGGGACGTAACGCTCGGCGTTATTATGCTTGGGGGCGCCTATTACAGAAGTCGGGGAAGTATCGATCAATTCGCTAGCTTCGCAGACGGCGGGGCCGTATCGGTCACGGGGCTTTCTGGCATGGTAAAACAGTTGCTAGGCATCAACCGACCACAAGTAGCATAACGATGCCAGTAAATTACACCGACCTTTTTAACGAAGCGTTGGACGACCTAACCGCAACACTTACAGCGGTAACCGGCTTGCAAGTGGTGAACGACCCGCGCAACCTTGTGCCGCCATGCGCTTTCATTGACGCGCCCACCTTCGAAGCATTTAACTTCAATATTGTTAAGATGCTTTTCCCGGTGCGTTGCATCACGCTTGGCCCAAACAACTTGGACGCTCAGCGCTCACTAATGAACCTAGCGGCCAAAGTAATTGCCGCTAAAGTAGGAGTACAAGACGGACGCCCAACTATCGCCGTTATCGGCGGCGCTGAGTATCCCGCCTATGATCTGACCATAGCCATGCAGGCCCAAACCTCTTAGGAAAATATGTACATTGTAAATAGTTCTAGAGTTGGCAAAGTCGGCGAACCTTTTAATCCCGACGGCCACGACGTCGCCTACCTTTTGGCGGGCGGTTTCATTATTGAGAAATCACACACTAAAGCCCCAAAATCTGCTAAAACAGAAGCAGAAGAAAACCCCGAGGAGTAAACCCAATGGCTACAAGCACATACCTTTCAAACCCCGAAGTTTTATTTGGGGCCGTGAATTTGTCGGATCAATGTACGTCGGTGCAGCTGGTACACACACATGAAGCTCTAGAGTCAACTGCCTTTGGCGGAACTTCAAGAGTGTATACGGCCGGTTTGCAATCCAATGAATTAACTATCACGATGTTCGCCAGCTATGCAGCTAGCGAATCATACGCAACTCTCAGCACTTTGGTTGGTACACAAATTGGAACCATTACCGTTAGCCCCGCGGCGCCAGCAACACCCGGCACATACTCAGCAACTAACCCCGGCTTCATCATAAGTGGCGGTTATTTAGAGTCGCTCCCGGTGATGAACGCGTCCTTGGGCACCTTGGCTACCATGGATATTGTCGTGCGCGGCGGCGTCTATACTGTCGACGTAAGCTAAAAACAACTAACCCGAAAGGTAGCCCGACATGCAGCTACGGCTAAAAGTACAACGCCAAAACGAAGACGCCTACGAAGTAACAACTAGCCTTGCCGTTATTGTTGCTTGGGAACGACGTTTCAAACGTCGCGCAAGTGACCTAGGCAACGGCGTAGGTATGGAAGATTTAGCCTTCATGGCGTACGAAGCTAGCCAACGCGCTGGCGTCATCGTCCCCGCCACGCTAGACGCTTTCATTAACACCATTGAAAATCTAGAAGTAGTGGACAGTGAGCCGGCAACTTTTACAGAGCCGGGAGCGTCCGGCGACAACTAGCGGAGTTGCTATTACATGCCGGGTGGTGGCCCCCGGGTATAGACTTCGATTTAACAGATTTGGCAACCGTGATAGATGTTCTAGAAAGGCAGAGAAAACAAAATGCCCGCTAGCGCATCTCTAGAAATTTACGGTATCCAAGAAGCCTTGGCCGAAATAAACAAAGTTGACCGTTTATTACGCCGGCAAATTACTAAAGATATCCAAGCCGGTGCCGGTAACAAATTGGTGACGGCTGCCCGTTCGTTTATTCCTGCCAAAGCGCCGCTATCGCGCATGGTTAACGGAAACATGATTAAAGGCCGCGACGGTACCGGCTGGTCGCGTGATCGCGTTATACGTGGTATTCGTACCGTTGTGGGTAAACGTGGCCAACGTGCCCGTACTGTAAAGTTCTCTAACGGCCGTACAGCTGATTTCAAGGCGACCCAATACCAATTGCTTGCATTGCAGCAAAGAGACGTAGCGGGCGCCATATGGGATCATGCAGGTATCAGAGGCGGCGGCCAGTTTGTGGCCAACCTTATTGCTGAAGGCGAACACGTCGGGCCGAAAGAAGCCCCCCGCGCTATGGAGCCAGCTGCGCTAAGTATGGAAACAACCGTGCAAGCCGAAATGCAACAGATTGTAGAACGTGTTATGACTATCGTTAACCGCAATTTGATTACTACTAGGACGCGTTAACTATGGCTATTAATATCCCCATTATTTCTAGCCTGAATACGGCTGGATTTGATAAAGCTAAAAAAGAGTTTCAGAGCTTGGACGGCGCAGCCGCTAAAAGCAAGTTTGCAATTCAAAAGGCGGCAGTTCCCGCGGCCGCTGCTTTTGCTGGTATCGCTGTAGCTCTTGGCTCTGCTGCTAAAGCTGCGATAGAGGATCAAAAAGAGCAAAGCATTTTGGCCCAAACGCTGCGCAACACCACCGGCGCGAGCATCCTTCAGACTAGAGCCGTCGAAGATTTCATTACTCAACAATCCCGGGCCGCGGCCGTGGCGGATAGTGAGCTTCGCCCGGCGTTGGGAAATTTGGTACGCGCGACCGGAGACGTCACTAAAGCACAAGAGCTTCTAAGCCTTGGGCTAGACATTGCGGCCGGCACCGGCAAAGACGTTGAAGCCGTCTCTATGGCGCTCTCAAAAGCATATAACGGCAACTTGGGCGCGCTCACAAAGCTAGGCATGCCGCTAGACGCGTCAATAGTTAAAACTAAAGACTTCAAAGCAGCGCAAGACAAATTAGCTACAACGTTCAACGGCAACGCAGCAACCGCCGCCGATTCAATATCCGGCAAATTTAAAAACATCAGCATTTCACTAGACGAAGCCAAAGAATCTATAGGCGCTTCTTTACTGCCAGCCATACAATCCGTGTTGCCATACCTACAGAAATTGGCGCGATGGGCAGAAGACAACCCGCAAGTATTTAAAAACGTGGCGCTGGCTGTCGCCGGCGTAACCGCGGCCGTTGTCGCGTTAAACATTGCGCTCAACTTAAACCCGTTTGTAGCTATCGCCACCGCTGTCGGTGCCGCCATTGTCGTACTTATCGCGCTTTACACCAAGTTTGAAGGCTTCCGCGTTGTAGTTAATAAAGTCATTAACGCAGTTATTGGCTATTTCGAAGACATGATTAATGGATGGGTGACAGCTGTAAACCTTTTCATAAAAATTCTTAATGGCATGTCCAAGGCGCTTAGCTGGATTGGCGTAGACCTAGGCAAGCTAGATGCAATAGGCAAAGTGACGTTAGGCCGTTTGGATGACACCGCCGAAACCGCCGCGGAGAAAGCCTACGCGCTTGCTAAATCTTGGTCGGACGTCCAAGGCACAATGAAAGCCGCAACGCCAACCATTGACGACACCACGGAAGCCACCGGCAAGGCTGGCGCGGCAGCAAAGAAAACAGCCAAAGACACTAAAGAGCTAACCGACGCCCAAAAGAATTTGAAAACGGCTATGGATAACGCCGTACAAACAGTTAAAGACAAATTCAGCCCGGCGCTCATGCGCGCAAATGAACTATTAACAACCGCTACCGACAACTACAACAACTTCTATAACGCCACCGCCGACGTAGTGCGCGGTATTTTCAATGTTGGCGAAGCATGGACTAACGCGGCAGGCAGCGAAGGCGCTAAAACCTTTTTTGGCGAACTAGAAGGCCAAGCCAAGCAAGCGGGAGAACTAGCCGCCGGGATAGAGCAGCTGATAGCCGCCGGCTTGGATGATCCCGCGCTACTGCAATCTATTTTGTCTAGTGGCGCAGATGTAGGCCTAGAGATTATTAAAGGTTTGCTAGCCGGCGGTAAAGCATCTATAGACCGTTTGCTAGGTATCTCTACAACCATTAACGCAGCGGCCGACAAGATAGCAAAACTGACAGCCGATAAATGGTACAAATCCGGTATAGACCAAGCGCAAGCAATAGTAGACGGCGTTAACAGCGTCATAGCCAACACCGAATTTTTACTAAAATTTGCGGTAGACCCCGCAAGTATCGCGCTTATTGGTGAGCAACTAGATGCAGGCCTAGGCGCCGTATTCGGCGGCGGAGCAGCTCCAGCCCCAACTACTAACCCATTCGGCCCCGTACTTGGCAGCATCAACGCAAGCCCCAATATGAGCGGCGGCCGCGTATCAGCCGCAAGCGTCGGCGCGTCTAGCGTAACAATCAACGTAAACGGCGGCGACCCAAACTCAGTAGTAGACGCGCTACGCCGTTACATGGTCACCAACGGAACCGTACCAATTAGAGTTGGCGGCTAATGGCTCTAGATTGGCGCGTCAGTTTTGACGCCGGCGCGGGCTTTGTAACTCTCCCGGACGTACAAAACATTTTTATTTCTCGGGGACGCCGGCGCATTATCGACCCGTTCCAAGTAGAAACATGCGAAATAACATCTAGAAACCCCGACGGCTGGACTAGCACCCCACAAGTTGGCCAACCTATTTTGGCATACGTCTACGGCGTTTACAGCCCACCAAACCCAACCAACGTTTATTGGCCCATGTTCCAAGGCACGATAAGCGACGTAAAAATAGATTACGGGCTTATACCTAGCATGGATGTTGTAACTATCTATTGTGAAGGTTTACAAGCTGCATTTGGCCGGGCGCAGTTGACTAATGAAAGTTTTATACAACAGAATGTAGGAGATACATACTATGACGTTGTAGATCGGCTCGGATTGCCTATTACTTGGGGGAGCATTGTTACATCTAGCCTTAATAGCGTTATTACCAACTTCAACGGCAACGCGCTAGATTTTGTTAACACTCTTATATATACGGAGCAAGGCCTACTACGCAGCACCACGGGCAGTACTTCGACATTAGAAATAGGAAGCCTAGATTTTGTGGGCCGCGATGTAATGTTCAGCGGAGCAGCAACCCCGCCAGAATTCAGCGACGGCACCGTAGCCCCCCCATTTGTTGACTACGCATTCAATTACGACCGGCTAGAATTCCGTTCAGCCGCCGAAGATTTCTACAATGAAGTAACCGTAGAACCTGCCGGCTTAACTAACCAGACAGCCAACACCGGAACAACACCGTTCACTACCTACGTCCTAAACACCGTCGATTACACAAACGACCAAGCATTCCAGTTGGCTAACTACACGCTAAACCGTTTCTTAGACCCCGACAGCGCCATTCGGTCTATTAGCGCCCGTGTCGACACCCAAATAAACCTTAATTTACTGATTATTTTGCTATCCCAACAATGGACGGACGTTACACGGGTCATTTTCCGCGGCAACGTTTACAACGTCACCATGCAAGGATGGGTTATTAGTGCCACACCCGGCGACGAAACCCGCGTAACATTATTCACAGCTGCCGGCGACACTAACGCTTACCTACGGTTAAATGACGTGTTCTATGGCAGGCTGGACTACAACAGATTAGGCTTCTGATTATGGCTATAAAAACTTTTACTACTGGCGAAGTGTTGACCGCTTCAGACACAAACACGTACCTAGCAAACAGCGGGCTTGTGTATGTTGCCGGTGGCCCATTGTCATTGACAGCGACTAATTTTGCAGGCTGCTTCACAAGTGAATACCGCGATTACCGTGTTGTCGTTGACTCGCTTGCTTGGAACGCTACTGGCGATTTGTACTATCAGTTTTTAACTGGAACTACCCCGTATACGAATGCAGACTATTTTTGGGCAATGCGCGGCTACAAGGTAACTGGTGTTGCTTTTGATAACGGTGCATCAATTCAAACTTATGGTTTCTTAGGTACAGGCAACGTTTTGGCAAATAACTTAGTTTGCGGTTCTTGTTCTTGGGATATTTGCGGGCCGCAACTTAGTCAGAGAACAATTTTAACCGGTCAAGGCGCTGGAGTGTCTACAGATTATTTTGGTTTGAGTGGAATGAACGCGCATAACGTCGTAGCCGCTTACACGGGAATACGTTTTTTAACAAATAGCGCAACAACTTTCACAGGTAACGTCAGTATTTACGGATACCGAAAGGCATAGACAATGAGCAACAGACCGCAACAAGTAACGCATTATGCAGACGGAACGCCTAGCGAAGTGCGCGACATGACAGACGAAGAAATAGCACAATTACCACCAACACCAGAGGACGGCGTAAGTGATTTGGCGGGCTAGTTTTGTGGCGCTTTTGTTTGCGTCAATACTCACAGCGTGCGGCGATCGCGAGCGCGTTAACTGCCCGCCACTAACCAAGAATAAAGCTCTACGCGCAGCCACCACCATTACCGTAGACACCGCCAGCCTAGGCAGCACCCGGACAGTAGAAAGCAAATGCCTATAATCCCGCCGCCACGCCGGCCCGAAAGAATGAGCGCCGAAGAAATCAAAGCGCGCCTAATATTCGTCGTTGCGTGCGCGCTGTCTTTTACGTTTGTGTTCGCTACATGCTTCCTTTTGTATAATCTTGCATTCGTAACCCAACCGCTAGAAGTAAGCGACAACGATAAAAGCGCGTGGGCAACGCTCCAGCCGCTACTACTATTTTTAACGGGTAGCCTCGCGGGCCTATTAAGTGCAAACGGAATGAAGGATAAACCGAAAGGCAAAGACAATGAATGACGACGATAAAAAAGGCCTACTCAAAATTGCGCGCCAAGCCGTAGCCAACCTATTGCATAGAATCGCCGACATTATCAGCAGGCCATAAATGTACCCAACTCAGAAAATTAAACTGCCCAAAGACTTAGCCGGCCACAAGAATGGGCAACTACCCGACGAACTGCTAGCACCCGTCCCCGGCGGCAAACTACACAAGACAGCCGTACGCAGCTACAAACACATGCTAAACGCCGCTAAAGCCGCCGGCGTAGAACTTAAACCAACTTCCAGCGTAGACACCTACCGGCCGTATAGCGTCCAGTACAACGCATTTATGCAGCGTTACAGCCCCAAACCGACAGACGACACTAGAGGCATTACGCGCACGTTCGAAGGCAAAACGTGGTACCTAAAAAAAGGTATGGCACCATGCGCGGCACCCGATCCAACCGGCGTAAAAGGATCTAACCACGGTTGGGGCCTAGCTGTCGATTTTTCCAACTGCACCGGAAAAACTTTTAATTGGCTTGTGAAAAACGCCAACCGTTTTGGTTGGTATATCGGCACCGGCGACCCAAGTAAACCCGGCTTTGAGTCTTGGCATTGGGAATATGTGCTTGGCAACGTGTGGGCGCCACCCGCTGAAACCGTTACGCCATAAGGCTTACAGCCCAAAGGCGCCGCAAACTTAAAAAAGCCCACTAAGGTTTTTACCTATCCCGACGAAAGGCAGAAAACCAATGAAACGACTACTAGGCACCATTGCCATAGCTGCGCTACTTATGCCGGCCACCCAAACCAAAGCAGCCATAGAACCAGACTGCCGGCGCTTCACGGCGCTAGCTCTAGAAGTCGGCTGGCAGAAACGCGAAATACCCCGCCTAATGGCTATATGTGCCCGTGAGTCCAAAGGATTTGCCCGGGCTTGGAATCAGCGTGACCCATACACCGGGAGCTACGGCCTAATGCAAATTAACGGCAGTAATAAAACCTTTCTAAAAAATGCGGGCATTGTGCGCAAAGCCATGCAAGAGCTATGGACACCGCGCCGCAACTTAAAGGCCGCGTTAGCTCTTTTTAAGCGTCACGGTTGGGCACCATGGAACGGGAACAGCTCTAAAAAATAATTCTTAAAATGACTTGCATTTACTCTTACGTCGTGTAAGATAGAGACATGAAAACATACGCAATCAAAGCAGTTGTAAAAGTAGCCGGCACATACGACGAATTCGACGGCTTCGGCGACTACCCAACTTATAAAACTTGTTTCGTTGGCGAAGTTGGCGCAAACAGCCCCGAAGAAGCATTAAAAAATCCTCTCTTCAAAGACTCTTGGGATATTTCATACTTTGCCGAAGAAGTGGCAGCGTAATGGCTGGCCGACCCCGCGTCAGTAAATGCGGCAGTGATACAGGCTACGTATACCATCTTAAAAAGCAAGAAACACCATGCGCGATGTGTAGACAAGCTCACAACGAATACCAACGTAATTACAACAAACAGAGAAAAGGAAAATAAGAAATGGTGAACCCGACTAACCAACTAGACCAAGCACTAGCCAACTTGTGGGCCAACACACGGCCCAAAGCAACCGACGTGCTAATACGCAATTTGCGTGCCCACGCCTACAGCTACGCGATGGACGACGCGGCACTATGCGAAGACTTACGCCAAGCAATCGGCCGGCTAGAACACCCAAGCAGCTTGCCCGCAACACAAAGCATCGTAGGCCGCCTAGACGACATAAGCCAAGAGCTCTACGATGCCGGCCACGAAGATGTAGCGGCCCAAATCAACGCGTTAATACATGCAGTTGAGCAAGCAGTACGGGGCACCAAATGAAAACAGTGATAGGCGTTTTTGCTGTTGCCGGCGTTATGGCAGTTTTTACGGTTATCACTTTGTGGGCCGCCGACTGGATACAAAACTATGACGAAAGCGGCAGGTACGAATAATGAGTTTTGATCTATCCGAATACGTAGACGTTAAAACACGTTTAAAGCAAGCGTTAAAAGTTTTCCCACAATTACGCATAGTTGAACACCGGCCAGAAATTACCCAAGTTGGAGAACAATTATTTATAGAGTGTTCCGTCACTGTAAGCCGCGAACCCGACGACCCGATACCCGTAACCGCTTACATGTTCGAACCGTACCCGGGGCGCACGACGTTTACTAAGCTGTCGGAACAGGCCAACGGGGCCACAAGTGCGCTTGGCCGAGCTTTGGGCTACATGGGTTTCGGTATCGACAAGTCAATAGCCACAAGCAACGAAGTGCTAGGCCGCCAGCAAGCAGCAGGAGAAGACGATAACCAAGTAATACCAATTAGCCGGCCAGCACCCAAATCAGAAGGCCCAAGGCTAAAAGAGCTCGGAAGTGCGCGACTATCAGCACGCGAACAAACCCAAGCAAGCAACAGCGGCGGCGCGACACCCGGACAAATCAAAACGCTTACAGACATGTGCAAAGAGCGCGGCCTAGATTTTGATCCGGCGGCACCTATGACATACTCAGAAGCTAAAGAGATGTTCCTAG